GCCGCGCCGGATGGTACGCCCGCAACAACCCCTGGGTCGCGACGGCGGTGGACAGCCTGGTCGGCAACGTGGTCGGCGCCGGCATCAAGCCGCAATCGACCCATCCAGACCGCGCCGTGCGCGAGGCCCTGCAGACGCTTTGGCTGCGCTGGACCGACCGTGCCGACGCCGGCGGCCTGGCCGACTTCCATGGCCTGCAATCCATGACCGTGCGGGCGATGATCGAGAGCGGCGAGAGCTTCGCCCGGCTCCGGATCGCGCCCGAGGCCGGTTCATCCGTTCCCCTTTCCATCGAGCTTCTGGATCGCGAGCAGGTTCCGACCGACCTGCATCGCGAGATCGGCGGCGGGGCGCGCATCCGCGCCGGCATCGAGTTCTCTCCTGCCGGCCGCCGCGTCGCCTACCGGGTGTTGTCATGCCGCCCCGGCGACCCGCTTGGTCCCCTCCGCATGGACCCCCTGCGCGTTCCCGCCGCCGATTGCTTGCATCTGTTCAAGCCGCTGGCCGCCGGGCAGCTGCGCGGCATCACCTGGCTGGCCCCGGTCCTGCTGCGTCTGCACGAGCTTGACCAGTTCGAGGATGCCGCCCTGGTCAAGGCCAAGGTGGCGGCGCTGTTCACCGGCTTCATCACCGATCCCGATGGCACCGTGGGCGGCCTGTCGGGAACCAACAACTCGGGCGTACTGACCGTCGGCATGGAGCCCGGCAGCCTGATCCCGCTGCCGCCTGGCGCCGACATCCGGTTTTCCAACCCGACCGAGCATGGCGCCTACGCGCCCTTCGTCAAGAACCACTTGCGTGCCGTCGCCGCCGGGATGGGGCTTCCTTACGAACTGGTCTCGGGAGATCTGGAGGGCGTCACCTATTCCTCGATCCGCGCCGGACTGATCGAGTTCCGCCGCCGGGTCGAGCAGTTGCAACACAACGTGGTCGTTCACCTGTTCTGCCGCCCGGTATGGGAACGTTTCGTCCGCCTTGCCGTGCTTTCGGGCGACCTGTCCGCCCGCGACTTCGACCGGAACGCCGCCGCCTACCTGGGCTGCGAATGGCTGCCGCCCAAGTTCGACTACGTGGATCCAAAGAAGGACGTGGAGGCGGAGATTTTCGCCATCGACGCCGGCCTCAAGTCCCGGACCCAGGCCATCTCCGAGCGCGGCTACGACGCCGAGAACATCGACGCCGAGATCGCCGCCGACAAGGAGCGCGCCGACGCCCTGGGGCTCTGCTTCGAGCCTCGTCGGAAAGCCCGACAACGGGAGGCCGCCCATGCCTGACGCCATCACCTTGATCACCCGGCGCGCCAGTTTCGCGCCCCGGTCCGTCGACGCGGAAGCCCGCACCGTCGACGTCGTCTGGTCCACCGGCGCGGCGGTGAAGCGCCGGGGCTTGGACGGCGACTACATCGAGCGCCTGAGCCTCGATCCCAAGGCCGTGGACCTGTCCCGGCTGATCGGCGCGAGCGTGCTCGACGCCCATCGCCAGACGGCGGTCCGCGACGTGCTCGGCACCGTCCGCGACGCCGCCGTTACCGGCCAGGAGGGCACCGCCACCATCCAGTTCTCGGCCCGGCCCGAGGTGGAGCCCATCTGGCAGGACGTCACCGCCGGTATCCTGCGTCATGTCAGCGTCGGCTATTCGGTCGAGGAATGGGCCGACGGTAGCGAAGACGGTCAGCGCGTCCGCACGGCGGTCCGCTGGACCCCGCACGAGATTTCCCTTGTTCCCTCGCCCGCCGATCCGGGCGCAACCGTTCGCATGAAGGATAGCATCATGGAACCACAGACCACCGCGCCCGAGGACGATCCGGCGCGACCCACTGTCCCCAACGACGACGCCGGAACCGACGAGGTTCAGACCCGCGCGGCCATCAACACGGAGATCCGCTCCATCGCCCGCGTCGCCGGGCTGGACCAGGCCTTCGTGGACGGCCTCATCGACCGGCAGGCGAACGCCGACGAGGCCCGCCGCGACGCCTTCGAGGAACTGGCCAAGCGAGGCGGCGGCGACATCCGCACCGAGCGGACGCGGGTGGACTTCGTGGAATCCCACGACGAGCCCGAGACCCGCGCCCGGCAGATGGGCGAGGCTCTCTATGCCCGGATCAACTCCGGCCACGAGCTTTCCGAGCCCGCCCGACGCTACGCCCATGCGACACCGGTGGACATGGCCAAGGAATTGCTGACGCTGAGGGGTTTCCAGACCACCGGCCTGTCGCCTGCCACCCTGATCACCAGGGCACTGCATACCACGTCGGACTTCCCGATCATCCTGGGCAATACCGTGGGGCGCACCCTGCGCGACGCCTATCAGGCGGCACCGTCCGGCATCCGCCGCCTGGGCCGCCAGACCTCGGCCAAGGACTTCCGCTCCGTCAACAAGTTGATGCTGGGCGAGACACCGATGCTGGAGAAGCTGAACGAACACGGCGAGATCAAGGCCGGGACCATGACCGAGGCCCGTGAGGCCTACAAGGTCGAGACCTGGGCGTGCAAGATCGGCATTACCCGCCAGGTGCTGGTCAACGACGACCTCGGCGCCTTCTCCGACCTCGCCAGGCGCATGGGACAAGCGGCCGCCGAGACCGAGGCCCGCATCCTGGTCGACCTGCTGGAATCCAACACCGGCAATGGCCCCAAGATGGACGACGGCAAGGTCCTGTTCCATGCCGATCACGGCAACAAGGCCGGCACCGGCGCGGCCATCTCCGATGCCACCCTGTCCGCCGCCAGGCTGGCGCTGAGGACGCAGCAGGGTCTTTCCGGCCAGCCGATCCGGGTGACGCCCAGGCACCTGCTGGTGCCGCCCGCCCTGGAGACCGAGGCCGAGAAATGGCTGGCCACCGTGGCGGCGGCCAAGGCGGCGGACGTGAACCCGTTCTCGGGCTCCCTGTCCCTGGTGGTCGAGCCCCGGTTGGCGAGTGCGACCCGCTGGTACGTCACCGCCGATCCGGGCGAGATCGACGGCCTCGAGTTCGCCTACCTCGCCGGCGGCGAGGGGCCGCAGGTGGAAAGCAAGTCCGGCTGGAACGTGGACGGCGTCGAGATCCGGGTGATCCTGGATTACGGCGCGGGCTTCGTCGATCACCGGGGCTGGTACGCCAACGCGGGCGCGTGATGGCCGACCTCGCCCAAATGACCGCATGGCGCGACGCGCTGATGGCGGCCCGCTACAAGGGCGTCCGCACCGTCGAATACGACGGCAAGCGCGTCACCTACGCCACCGATACGGAGATGGCCAATGCGCTGGCCGACCTCGAACGCCGGATCGCCGGCGCGGGCGAGGCCCAAGTGTCGGTCGTCCGCGTTCAATCCTCGAAAGGAGTCTGACCCATGAAGACCTTCATCCAGAAGGGAAACATCGTCACCGTCACGACAGCCGCCAACATCGCCAGTGGCGACGGCGTGCTCGTCGGCAGCATCTTCGGCGTCGCGGCGGCGGACGCCGCCGCCGGAGACGAGGTTGAGATCACCACCACGGGCGTGTTTGACCTTCCCAAGGACGCGGCCACGGTCATTGACATTGGTAACCGGGTGGCGTGGGACGACACGGCGAAGGAAATCGCCTTGCCCGGCGTCGGGCTCTATCCCGTGGGCGTCGCCACCGAGGCGGCCGGGAACGGCGTAGCCACGGTTAAGGTGCGGCTCGACGGGATCTCGACGGTGGGTGTGTAAAGCCCAGTATGGGCTTCAACTCTCAAGGCCACTTGGATTTCATCGTCGATAGCACCACGTTTAGAACTGCCTGCGCCTCAAGATCGTAGCCGTTTATCATTTGACGCAGATTGAAAACGCGGTGTGTTAAGCTGCCAGTGTGCGCGTCCCACATCTCATACTGAATTCGGCCATACTCGCCGAAGGAACGGCCCATGAACGTCCGCTGCGGAGCGGGTACGCCGTGGGATCGGTTCGCGGGGTGACCAGCACACAGATGACGCGTATCGCGAAGGCTCGACCAAGACGATTCGGCCTGAATAGTTGGAGGACTCCCAACGACGGCCTGATGTATCTGGAAAATCGCATCTTGCTGGATATCGATTGCCTGCATTACGCCCCAGAATTCAAGGTAGGCGCACATTGGGTCAGTCGAAAAGCCGCGATCCATATGAGCCGCCACTGCTTCGCCAGTATCCTGAATTAGGTACATTGAAGTGTAATAGGCAGCATACGCGTCCGCGTTCTGAGGTTGGAAGAAATGGTTTGGGCCGGCCGATGACCCGTGAAACTGATCGTAGATTTCGGATCGGACCTTTAGGAGGTATTCCATGTTTCGTATGCTTCCTAACCATTAGGTCGAATCGGCCTGCCTTGCAAATGCTGCCTTCGCCCCTCGCTGTGATCAAACATACAACAATCGAACTGGCTCGTGACACCAGACGAACGGCTGTTGCATGCCATTCCCCACCACGGCCTTGTTGACACAGCGTTGACATGAATATTGCGGGGAGGCCGCCTCAAAACCAAAAGCCCGTAACTCTTTGAGTTTACGGGCTAATTTGGTTGCGGGGGCAGGATTCGAACCTGCGACCTTCAGGTTATGAGCCTGACGAGCTACCGGACTGCTCCACCCCGCGTCAGGGTATCTTGTGATCCGGGGTTGGGGTTTGATTGTGTTTGGTTTTCGACCTGTTCCCGTTTGGTGTGGTGTTCATCCGTTTTGAAG